TTCCTTCCATTGAGCGACCGCTTCACAATACATGGAGAGCGCTGGGATGTCTAAATCGTTTAAAATCTTGGCATCCATTTTTCTATAAAGGCGCATGACTCGGCGCCATTCTTTTTGAGCTTCAGGGGAAAGCGTGCGAGGGCACGTGAGATTGTTCTCGGTTCTGAGACGTTTCTCAACATTCTCCCTCGCTTCCATCATGTCTTTGTCTTTGTTTCTCGTTCTCTCGGATAGAGAAGAGACTGGATTCGCTTTTCTCCCTTTCATGTTTATAATGCCTTTCTAAAGTGTCCGAACTGGGCTTGCTTCTCCCAGTCAAGCTCTTTGAGATGTAGGTTCTCCGTGATAACTCTTGGAGCGCCTAGTTTGTAATATTCAGGAGCCGGCTCAATTGCTCCCTGGTCAGAATCAATGTGGATGGATAAGGGTTCCGGTTTTCCGATGGAATAAGCCACTTGAACCTCAACCCATTTGCGGTTGTTTTTCTTCACTTCTTGACAAGCTATCCAGCGAGCGAAGTAAGCGCCGGATACATCCACCTTGGTGGGGTCTTTGCCATTCATGCAACCACCGCCGACATTTGCAAAGGACTGGTAGGCATCAACGACAATCTTTCTTCCTGTGAGCCCAGCATCGCCCTGGAATCCGCCTATCTCGAAGCGCCCAGTGGGATTGATGAGTATTTCATCCACTTCGACTCCGTGTGCGCCACAGATGGCTTTTATTTGCGCTTTGATGATGGCATCGCAGTTCGCACGATTCTTCTCGGTGTTCTGGTAGCTCACGAGGAAGGTCTTGATTCTTTCAAGTTTCATATCCTCGTTGTAGTATCCAGTTATTTGTGCTTTGCCATCGGACAAGAAGTCTTCACTCTCCTGGCGGTTTATTTCATACCATTGAGCGAACTCTTGAAGGATTACTTGAGCAAGGGGAAGAAGCTCTTCGGTTTCGTTTGTGGCATATCCAAACATCATTCCCTGGTCTCCAGCTCCGCCTACTTTGTCATTGGTTCCAAGTGCGATGTCCGCGCTTTGTTGACCGATGTCGATGACTAAGTCGTAGGTATCCTTGTATCCACACGCTTTGAGAACTCGGTGGACGATTTTGTCAACTTCTCTATTGGAGAGCCATTCTTTAGTCGTGATTTCTCCAGTAATGCAGATGTAGGACTTCCCACCGACAACTTCGACTCCGACCCTTGCTCCAGAGTCGAGTTCAAGACAGCGGTTCAAAATCGCTCCGCTTATTTGGTCGCAGACCTTGTCAGGATGTCCGCGAAATACAATCTCGTTTGAATATAATGTGCTCATTTGTTCTCCCTCTCTCATTTACTTTTGTATAAGCACTCGACCATTGTTTTGTCGAGCTTTGCGTGTTGTTCAAATAAGGGAGTTTTGCATTTTGCCCACACAAGCTTCCAGTTGGTGCTTGCTAGTCGATAAGATGAAATGTAAACAGGGAAATCTCTTGTCGCGACCCATTCATAGAACTTTTGATGGTCGAATCCGCCTGAATAAGTTCCCTCTGTTTCGTAGGGAATATCGCAGTAAACAACATCGCCTTTTTTGTAGGTGTATTTTTCATACGAGCCGACACTCGTTTCCAGCCTTTGCAAGGATTCCAGCCTTTGCAAGGATTCCAGCTGTTGAAGTGATTGAATGTGCTCTAATTGTTGGAGCCTTGCTTTTTGGTCACTCATTCTTAGAGATTTGACATATCTTTGATACTGAAGCCTTCTTTCATAAATCTTCTTGCTTGTGACATGCTTTCTTATATCTGGAAACAGCTTCAAGAGTTCAAGACTACATTTGCCAAAAACAACAAAGTCATAAACAAGGTGCTTATATTCCTCAATGTCTTTTCCGAAGAGATAGGTCAATCCTCTGTTTCCAAAGCTCCAGATATACTTGATATATCCATCTCTCTCTCTCTCTCTTGCGAAGGTTTCACGACTGACCCATTCAGGTCTGAACACCTTGAAGTTATATTTTCCATTTATCGCATCTCTTACAAGATTCACAATGAGAGGGTTGATGTCGTTATATAAAAAGCTGTGATATTTTCCACTTTTTAAGGCGCATTCAGTCATGGCAAAGCCACCACCGAACAAGTCAACGAATCTCTCTCCAGAAGGAAGAGCCTTCATCAAGCTGTCAGCTATTTTGTCTTTGCTTCCCATATAGGGCACGCCATAGCTTTTCATAAGAAGAACTTCTCCCCACAATACGGACACTCGACTTCTTTCTCTTTTTTCTCTTTGGCCTCGTTGTCCTCAATATCGGAATCAAAGTCGACCTCATCATTTCCTGGAAGAGTAAAGTCAAACGAGCTCATGTCAATGTTGAGGTCTTCTTCTTCGATGGCTTTCAGCTCATCTTCTAAAAGTCCAAAATTGAAGTCCGAGTTCATCGTTGTCTTGTTGTGGATGAGCGTATATTCTCTTCTTTCAACATCAGTCATGTGGTCAAGGCGGATACAAGGAACTTCTTCGATTCCGAGCTCCTGGCAAGCCAAGAAGCGTCCATGACCTTCGACAATGATGTTTTTCTTTCCCCACACTGCGATGGGGTCATTCATTCCGAAGCGCTGGATGCTTTCTTTGATTTGCTCCACCTGTTTTTGTGGGTGCTCCTTTGCGTTTTTCTCGTAAGGAGTCAAGTCTTTGAGTTTTAGTGTTTCAATCTTCATTCTTTTTCTTTTTCCTTCCTGTAAGTGTTTGAATAAAATCCGCATAGGCGGTCAAAAGCGTGCAAAAGTGGTGCTCATTCGTGCAAAAAAGTGGAAATATATATAATTCGTGTGAGGCGCCGGTATTTTTTAGGCGCTTTTTTTCACTTTGACCCCTGGGGGGATACCCCTCGAGTGTCAGAGATTGTCACGTTTCCGTTTTCGTCAAACTCCACAATCTTGCCAGTCTCGTCGACAGAACGAATGGAATCGTGACAAGATTTACAAAGCACCATCAAGTTGTCCTTGCCGAGTGCGATGGTTGGGTCGTCGACGTTCTCGTCAGTCACTGGGATGATGTGGTGGACTTCCGTTCCTGGATTCTTATGGCATCGTTGACAGATTCCACGAGCTTCGGCAATCATGGCAAGGCGACACTTCTTCCATTTAGTCGACCGATAGAACTTGTCGACCTTCTCTCCGTATTTTGAAGGCATAGACTAGACCTCACTCGATTGGTAGCCAAGGAAAGAAGTAGTGAACACCCTTCGGAGCGTCTGCGCCACCGATAGCGCTCCAGAGAAAGAAGGCGATGTATATCGCTATGAGTAAGAGAACGATGATGAAGAAAAACCACTTTGCTATTCTCAACATGAGTCTCGAATCTCCTTTCTTTTTCTCTCCGGAATGGATTGTCTTGTCTTCCTGGCATTCGGATGGATTCTCTCGTTCTTCTTGTTCTTCGTTGTAGTCAATCATGATGCTTTCTCCTTCGCTTGCTCTCTTTGGTTTCTTGGAATAAATGAGCTCCCTCGCGTCCAAGAGAGAAAAACGCGACAAGGTCAGGTGTAAACCCTTAAATGGCTTTTGTGTGTATTTATGAGCTTCATGGCAAGAGACAAGGGAGCCCTGTTATCTCTCCGAGGCGAATGGAAGAAATAGGAGGTCGCCTCGCGTGGCTTCAAAACACTCGTCGGAAGAAGAGGAAAACATCCATTCCCCTTCTTCCTAGAAAGAAAAAGAACGAGACAATCACGAATGATTGCTCGTTCATTATCAAGTAAGCGACAAGTTAAGTCTAATTTTGGAAGGCACGAAGCCTAGAAAGTGGCGGATTTATCGAAATAATTTGTTGCAAGTGGTGCCTAGTGGTTTTCATACGTTCAATTGGTCTTCTTCCACAAGGACAGAAAGAACATCTATGTAGTTTTCTATAATCAGCTCTTTCTTTTTCTTCATGAGGTTTTTGAACTCGGCATCATCACGCTCCATTGTAAGCAATCCGACAAGATACTTTTTCGGATACTTCATCAATTCACTTTTGGTCATATCGTCTTCTCCCACATAGCACCATGACTGAGGCGCTCTCTTTAATCCGAAGTCGCTTAATTCCATTAGATTATCGAAGCCACTTGGTTTCATTAGATTATCGAGGAGTTGCAGGTCAGAGATGTGCCATGCATAGCCATCAGTATCATTTAGATATTCCATTAAGTAGTCGCCAGCAAGACAAGATAATTTTGTTAGTTCTGTATACGATAATGTTTTGGCTGTAAATGTTGCTTCTATTCTTTGAATGCCATAAGTATTTGTTTTCGTAAGGATATGGAACTTTATTTCTTCCACCTTCTTAAGCGTGAACTTGGCAACGACTTTTCCTACGTATTTCTTTGACAAATACCCTATGTATGCGCCTTTTGTGCAGTAAATATACACATCAATCGGCAGTTCGCATTTAGGCGCGGTTTTGCGGATTTCTATTGTCTTCTCGCCGTTTAGGATTTTGGCAACCCATTTAGGCTTGATGCTTATTAAAATTGATTTCATAACACTTCAAGTTCTCCTTTTATTTCTTTCTTTCCGACTCGTCTCACAATTTTGCGAAGGTAGTGCTTATCATCCCTTATCTGGTTTCTCTTAGCGTTCTGACAATAGAACTTCTTGGCGAACTTATCCATGGGATGGAGTTTTCGATATTGGTTGCCTTTCATTTTGGTTCCTCACTTAATTCAATTTCTTTGCCGTCTTTCTCGGCGTAAAATATGCTTCCGTCTAATTCCACTTTGCGCCCTCTCATTCCCTTAATACATTTTTCTACGCATACGCCGTCAACCCCATAAATGAGTGTTCCGTCATACTCGCCACCTACAACGCACGCCATTTGCTTTTTAGGCATAAACTTAATTTCATCGCACAAAAAAGTAAAATAATTTTTGCCTCTTGCGACACATATTCTCGTTAGTGCCATATTTGCTCCTCCTATTTTCTGAAATAACTAATTTGACAAGAGGTGGAAAAGCGTAAGCAAATAAATGGTATTTAATTATTTTCTTTTTCATCTTCCACCTCGATTCTTTGTTTAAAATTTTTCGTGATACGATATTTTCTATAAGGGATTTTGATAAGAATATCCGTCTCGGCTTTTTCAGGGTTTTCCATTTCCGACCATTTTATGCCTAACTCAAGACACAAGAGTTTGATTCTATCAATTTTGTCTTGTGCCTTTTCAGTTTCTGTTCTTTCGTGGTCTTTCTCTTGATTATTTTCAAATACTATTGGGACAATCATTTTTCTTCCTCTTCAAGTAATTCCTGACTGAGATTCCAGCGGATGTTGTTCAGATATTTGAGCTCCAAGGAAAGGGTATCCTTGACGGAACCACTCTCCCATGCTTGATATTTATCCAGTGCAGTGTCTTTTTGAGTTTCAGAGATGATGTCACATCCATAGGCTTCGAGAATCTCTTCTTCGGAGTTGTATTCTTGCCCATCAATCTCGATTTTGAAGGCTTCCTTCTTGACTACATTTGCCTTTTTCCTGGCGATGATTTTGTCGAACTCTTTGAGTAAGTTCTTCAAAGCAGTGATTTTCTCTTTATCCATGTTATTCGTTCTCCTCGTCAGTGGCATGGATGATGTAGTCTTGCTCGGCTAGGAACTTGTCGGCATAGTCAGGGCAGAAGATTGACTTCAACGCGTATGCGATAGACCACTCCGACACGGAATAGTCAAGAACCAGTGCTCTTGTGGCGCGTGCCTCTCTTACATCATTCAAGAGTTTGACACAATCTTCTTGAGAATCGTTCTCGATGTTCAGGAAATGAAAGGTTTGTAAGAAGAGGAGACTTTTCCATCCCATCAAGCCCTTGCAT